CAGGCCCGTGTGGCTGCGGGCGGTCGTGCCTCGACGATCCTGACGGGCGGGACCGGCGACACCTCGACGCCGGCGTCTGCCAAGGCCGCGTTGCTGGGCCAGTGATGGAAAACGACGACCTCGCATCCTCGATCACCCGGCGCCACGAAGAACTGGCGTCGATGCGCGTGACGTTCGAGTCCCACTGGGAGGAGATCGCCGAGCGCGTCCTTCCCCGGGCGAAGGGGTCGTTCACCGGCCGCTTCTCGACGACGAACGTGATGCAGGGCGAGAAGCAGACGGAGAAGATGTACGACTCCACGGCGGCCATCGCCTTGGAGCGTTTCGCCGCCGTCATGGATTCGATGCTGACGCCGCAGAGCTCGAAGTGGCATCGGCTCCGCGCCGACGACAAGAACCTCAACCGCGACCCGATGGTCCTTCGTTACTTCGATGAAGTGACGGAACTGCTGTTCAAGTATCGCTACGCGCCCCGCGCTGGCTTCGCCAACCAGAACCACGAGCGGTACATGTCCCTCGGTGCCTTCGGGACCGGGACCGTGATGGTCGATCGCCTCGAGGGCGGTGGGCTCCGGTATCGCTGCATCCCGCTCGCCGAGTTGTATCTGCTCGAGAACCACCAGGGCGTCATCGACACGGCGCACCGCCGCTACACGCTGACGGGCCGGCAGGCGATGCAGAAGTTCGGCAAGGACGCGCTGCCCGAGAAGATGTCGGAGCAGGCCGAGAAGAAGCCCGACAAGGAGTTCGAGTTCATCCATTGCGTCAAGCCCCGCGAGGATTTGAAGCCCGGCCGCATGGATTACCGCGGCATGGCGTGGGCGTCGTACCACGTCGCGATCGAGGGCAAGAAGGTCGTGCGCGAGGGCGGCTACCGGTCGTGGCCGTTCCCCACGGGCCGGTATGTGCAGGCCCCCGGCGAAATCTATGGCCGCTCGCCCGCGATGATGGTCCTGCCGAACATCAAGGTTCTGAACGAGCAGAAGAAGACGATGCTCAAGGTCGGCCACCGCGCGGTCGACCCCGTGCTGCTGGCCTTCGACGACGGCGTGGTCGACTCGTTCTCCCTGCGCCCGGGGGCTATCAACCCCGGTGGGCTGAACGCGCAGGGCCAGAAGATGATCCAGCCGCTCGACATGGCCTCGTCGAACCTCCTGCCGTTCGACAAGCTGATGGAGCAGGAGCGCATCCCGATCAACGATGTGTTCCTCGTCAACCTTTTCCAGATCCTCGTCGAGACGCCGCAGATGACGGCGACCGAGGTGCTGGAACGTGCGCGCGAGAAGGGGATCCTGCTGGGTCCGTCGATGTCGCGCCAGATGTCGGAATACCTCGGGCCGCTGATCGAGCGCGAGATGGACGTGCTGGCGGCCGACGGTCTGCTGCCCGAGATGCCGCCGCTTCTCCGCGAGGCTCAGGGCGAATACGCCATCGTCTACGAATCGCCCCTGTCGCGCCAGATGCGGTTCGAGGAGCTGACGGGTTTCAACCGGCTGCTGGAGCAGGCGGCGACGTATGCGTCGGCGACGAACGACCCGCGCATCCTCGATCATTTCAACTTCGACGAAGCCATCCCCGACGCCGCCGACATCCAAGGCGTCAAGCCCCGCTGGATGAACACGCCCGAGGTCGTCGCGCAGATCCGCGCCGGCCGTGAACAGCAGGCGGCGATCGCCCAGATGACTGCGGCCGCACCGGGTGCGGCTGCAGTCATCAAGGCCGTCAACGCCGGCGAACGTCCGAGTGGCTGATGTTTGAACGTCTCGTCGCGTTCCTGACTTCAAAGCACCAGGACTATGTGAAGACGTTCTCTGGCCCCGTGCCCGAGCGGGTGCTGGCTGACCTTGCAAAGTTCTGCCGGGCGACCGAGACGACGTTCCACCCTGACCCCCGCGTCCATGCCGTGCTGGAAGGCCGGCGCGAGGTGTGGCTGCGGATCCAGAAATACATGCGGCTGACGGCGGCCGACATCGACGCGATCGCCAAAAAGAATGGGGGCCAGAGCGAACTCTGACCCCCAAGGCTAGGAAGAAGGGAGGAACGATGCTTCGGGGAGAAGCGTTTCGATAATCTCAACCTCCCGAGGAAAAGTCAATGACCGATTCGAATGCCTCCGCCGAGGGCGGGCAAGGCGGAACCACTGGTGGCGCCACGGGCGCGGCTACCCCGCCGCCGAACTGGATCGACGGGATCGGCGATGCCGACCTCAAGGGCTGGGCCCAGAACAAGGGCTTCAAGGAGCCCGCTGACGCCCTCAACTCCTACCGCAACCTCGAGAAGCTGATGGGCGCCGACAAGGCCGGCCGTACCGTCATGCTGCCGGCGAAGTGGGACGATCCGAAGGAAGTCGGCGCGTTCTACGAGAAGCTGGGCGTGCCAAAGGATCCGACGGGCTACAAGCTGCCCGACGGCGCCGACCCCGAGATGGCGAAGTGGGCGCCGTCCGTCTTCCACAAGGCGGGACTGACGCCCCGCCAGGCCGAAGCTCTCACGGCTGAATGGAACCAGATGGTGGGCGGCCGCACCGAGGCGATGAAGGCGGCCTACGAGGCCAAGATCGCGGAAGACGGTGCTGCCCTCAAGTCGGAGTGGGGTGCTGCCTACAACGACAAGCTGGCGCGGGCGCAGTCGGCGGCCAAGGCTCTCGGCGTCAAGCCCGAGGTGATCGACAAGCTCGAGAACACGCTGGGCCACGGCGACCTGATGCGGTTCTTCGCCACGATCGGCGAGAAGATGGGCGAGGACCAGTCGGTCGACGGCAAGGGGCAGGGGTCGTTCAGCGGCGCCAAGACCCCCGAGCAGGCTCGTGCCGAGATCACCACACTGCGCGCCGACCCCGAGTTCACCCGGCGCTACGTCGCCGGCGACGCCGAAGCGAAGCAGCGGATGGAACAACTTCACAAGTGGGCGTACCCGGCGCCGGCAGGGGGTTGACAATGCCGGAACATGATGGGAATATCGCCACAACTCGGCTGGAGTGCTTGAAGCTCGCGCACCGGCACGATCTCGACCCGGAACGAGTGGTCGAGCGCGCGTCGGTCCTCGAGCGGTACGTCACCGGGTCAGCTTTGGAGAAGGCCCCCTCGCGGGGCCCTCTCACCCGAAAGACGATCAACCCCTTGAGCTAGGGGCCGTCGGACAGGCCGGGAAAGACCGGCACGGCTGCTCGCCGTCCAGAGCATGAAGCTGGCCCCCTCTCGGGACAAGCCCTTCGGAAACGAAAGGTTTAACCCCAGAGAGGGCCACTCTCATGTCCGTCAATCTGCCCACCCATTTCGTCCAGCAGTACAGCACGAACGTTTCGCTGCTGCTCCAGCAGGACGGCTCCAAGCTCCGCAACTACGTCTCGGCCGGTTCGCACGTCGGCAAGGCCGCGTCCCCCGTCGACCAGATCGGCAAGATCGAGGTCCAGACCGTCACGTCGCGCTTCGCCGCGATGGGCCGCGTCGATGCCCCGACCGACCGTCGCTGGGTCTACCCGACCGACTACGACCTCCCGCAGCTCATCGACAACTTCGACATGCTGCGCATGATCTCGGACCCGAAGTCCAGCTACGTCCAGAACGCCGTCAAGGCGTTCGGCCGCCAGATGGACCGCGTGATCCTCACCGCGGCCACCGGCACGGCGAAGACCGGCGAAACGGGCTCGACCTCGACGGTCTTCGCGACGGGCAACGAAGTCGACGTCGCCGTCGGCGGCGCGAACTCGAAGCTGAACGTCGCCAAGCTCCGCGAGTGCCGGCGCCTGATGATGGCCAACCACGTCGACCTCGACGTCGAAAAGCCGGTCATCGCCATCACCGCGGCCGATCACGACGCGCTCCTGGGCGAGATCCAGGTCGTGTCGCGCGACTTCAACGGCGGCGTGCCGGTCCTGCAGAACGGCAAGATCAGCGAGTTCATGGGCTTCCAGTTCGTCCACTGCGAGCTGGTCGAGACCGTGAACGCGGGCACGAACGAAGTGACGCTGCCGGTGTGGGTGCCCTCGGGCCTCTACCTCGGCATGTGGAACGACGTGCAGTCGAGCGTGTCGACCCGCAACGACCTCCAGGGCGAGCCGTGGCAGCTCTACACGAAGGCGACGATCGGTGCGACGCGCCTCGAAGAGAACCGCGTCTACGCCATCGAATCGTACCGCTCGTAACGCGGTCTGACCCAGAAGGAGCCAGAACATGGCTGTCGCCAACACCAAGTCCACCGCGATCACCAACGCGGATGCCACGCCGCCCGTCCTGACGAGCGGCTACCTCTCGAAGGGCACCATCTACGAGGCCGTCGGTACGGTCGAGACGCTGGCGGCGGACGACGCCGGCAGCGTCTACCGCCTCTGCCGCGTCCCGTCGAACGCCCGCATCGTCTCGATCCTGCTCGCCACGGACGCCATCACCGGCGCCTCGGCGGCGGACGTGGGTGTCTACCAGACGGCCGCCAACGGCGGTGCGGTCGTGGATGCCGACGAGTTCGCGACGGACGTGGACATCTCGAGCGGCATCGCGTGGACCGAGGTGGTCAACGAGATCGCGGCCGAGATTTCGGACTGCGAGAAGCGCCTGTGGGAGAAGATCGGCGAGACCGCCGACACCTTCCGCGACTACGACATCGCCGTCACGGTCAACGACGTGACGGCGGCCGGCACCATCTCGATGAAGGTGCGGTACGTCGTCTGACGAAACGAGGGTGGAGCTTCGGCTCCACCCTCTCTTTTCTGGAGGTTCGGCATGGCCGACCGCTTCTACAGCGTCATCAAGGGCGAGCACTTCCCCCACCAGGTCACGGAAGGCGCGAGCACGTCGAGCGAGGCGATCGAGCTCCGCGTGAACGACTCGATCTACACGAACAAGATCGACGTCCTCCTCGGGCTGCGCGCGATCGTTGCGTACCTCGAGACCAAGGAAACCAGCCCCATCGCGTAAGGAGTAAACCGTGGCCGAGCGCGTCTCAACCCGAACGGATCTCAAGACCGGCGTACCGGCCTGCATCATCGGCTGGACTGGCCTGCTCAATGGCGACACGGGCGCCGCGGTCGAGCTGGTCGACTACGCCGACAAGACGGTCACGATCACCGGAACCTTCGGGACCGGCGGGACCATCGCCATCCAAGGCTCCAACGACGGCACCAACTGGTTCTCCGTCACGGATCCGCAGGGCAACGCGATGTCGAAGACCGCCGCCGCTATGGAAATCGTCATCGAGGGCCCGCGCTACCTCCGCCCAAACGTCACCGCCGGCGATGGCACGACGAGCCTCACGGTCCAAATGTGCTGCCGCAGGAGCACGCGATGAACGTCGAAGAGATCCTTGTCGAAATCCGCAAGGGTGTGCGCGCGTACAAGGCGTTCGCCGAAGCCGAGAAGATCGTCGCGGGATTGCAGAACGCCGTGCAAGTCGAGTCCGAGGCCCGCGCGCGGGTCGAGGCGCTGCGCGCCGAGGCCGCCGGAATCGAGGCTCGTCGAGAAGCCGACGAGGCCAACGCCGCCAAGCGCGCGGAGGCCAAAGCGCACGCCGTGTTGGCCGACGCCGCCACCCGCGCGAAGGCCGCCGTCGATGAAGCAACCGCCGCCGCTGGCGTCGTTCGCGCGGAAGCGGAATCCGCGGCGATCGCTGCGAAAGCGCAAGTCGATGCGGCTACCGAGCGGCTTCACGGCCTGCGCGTCGACATCGACGCAGCGAAGGCCGAACTCGCGGACTACACGGCCCGCGTTGACGCTGCGAAGGCGGCAATCACGAAACTGGCGGGGGCGTGATCCATGAGCTTCGGAAACACGACCGAGAACGACCTGCTCGAAAAGATCTTCAAGGCGACGGCGCTGTCGTGGGACGCGGTGTCGAACCTGACGGTTCATCTGCACACGGGCGACCCCGGCGAGGGCGGCAACTCGGGTACGTCCGAATGCGCCTATACCAGCTACGCGGCGGTGAACGTGTCGCGGTCGGGCACGGGCTGGACGGTGTCGGGCAACAGCGTGCAGAACGCCGCGCTGATCCAGTTCCCGCAATGCACGGGCAGCAGCGAAACCGCAACGCACTTTTCGGTGACGCCGCAGTCGTCGACGCAAATCCTGATCAAGGGCGCGCTGTCGGCGTCGCTGGCGATCTCATCGGGCATCCAGCCGCAGTTCGCGCCAGGCGCGCTTACCGCGACGCTGGACTGATCCGGTGGGCTTCGTCGCCATCAACCGGGTGTCGCAGGCATACGACGCTGGCCGCTCGGGGTTCACGGGCTTCCGCAAGGGCGTGTCTTCGTCGACGACGCCGACCTCGGGCTGGTGTGACTACAGCTATTTCGCGGGCTCGCCGCCGGCGAATTTCTACGCGTCGTCGCCGCTGGTTGCGGCCGTCGTCGAGGCGTCGCGCGGGATCTACGTCCCGACAGTCGGCGCGTCGTACACTCAGCACCTGGCCAAGGTGCAGTTGATGACGGCGGCGAGCGGTGCGACGTCGACGGCAAACGCGCGGCAGTCGCTCTACCTGTGCGACTACCTGCTCTACTACCCGTTCATCGATACGGACGCGGTGGGCGAGCAACAGGACCTCGACAACACCGTGACGATCCCGCGCTACCCGTGGGGCCATGTGATCGCGGTGTCGCAGTCGGCGGCGGGCACGGTCGGGCAGTTCACGTTCACCTACACGAACCAAGCCGGCACGCCGGGCCGGGTGTCGCAGAACCATTTCACGCTGTCGTCGCTCACGGGTGGC